ATTGCTGAGTGTGAAATTGAGGCAGCAAAGTTGGAGGTCACCGTTGACTACTACATTGCCGAGTTCGTTTAATTATGTTAAACTAAACATGTAATTCATTGAAACTAATGACTCCCAAGTTCCTTTACGTTGTTGATCATTTCATTCCTTTCCCCCGTTCTGAGTATGGTGGAATTTGGAATGTTGTCGCAGAACATGATGATGAATGTTTTGATCTGATTGTTGATGAAGATGGTGGATTGAACGATGACTATTACAGTCGTCTTCGTGAAAACATTGGCAAGGCACCAACTTATCAACTGACAAATGATCACAAATCAGGTATTGTTGAACAGTTTACAACATGATTGAGTTTCCACCCGATTTTATTCACGAACCACCAAAAGGTTTTTCCTATGAAGTTGAGCCTCACAAATCAAATGTTATTGCTATTTGGTTACTTCATCACCGTAAGTATTGTTATAGCAGCGATCCAGTTAGGACAATCTGGGGATTCAAATGTTTTAAAACGGGACGATATTACGCTCCAATCAACTCAAAGAAACCTGGTAAGGTAGTTGATATCAATGATACCAGGCCTTATACTGCAATGCAACTTAAACTCACACCATTGGAGGCAGCATTTTCATGAAGTATATTCCGCAGGTTGATGATTATGTGAGGTGGGAAAGATCAACTGGATTTGTTGATGAGGGGTGGGTTTATTTCAAGTGTGATGAATCTATTAGCATCGAAGTTGGTGTGAAAGATAAACCACTTTGCCAATATACCAGAGAAGAGAAACATAAAAAGATTCACATTTTAGTTTGCTGTCCTAGTTTTCAGTGGGATCAGTTGAAGTATGTTAAGAATAGAAGAGTATGAACCACAATACATAAAAGAAAAACATTATGGCAAATACCGTAAAACTGGGTAAGCGAATTGATTTATTTCCAGTTTCATACTACAGAGGAGCTGTGGAAGACAATGATAAGTTAAAAGAACTTATTCTCCCTATTGTTGAAAAAACTGTTGAGGAGTGTGAAACTCCCGAAGGATGGCTGACAACAAATATTACAACTTCATTTTGTAATGAGAAAATTAGCACTGAATTGGCAAACCTGACAGAGGTCAAACGTCAATACTTTAATGTGATCAAAGGATTTTTTGATGACAAGTTTAGACTTGAAATTGATGATATATGGTATAATAGTTACACAAATGGAGAATATCAAGAAGCACATAATCACTGTGGAGATGCACTAGCACCAACACATTTTGCATGTGTTCACTTTCTTTCTTTTAATCCTAAGATTCACTCTCCTCTTACCTTTCTTGATCCGATGGAGACACTTAGACATCTTTCAATAAATCTGAGATCAGAAAACTATGAGGATAGACATCATCCACGGGTAAAAGAAGGTAGTTTAGTCATGTTCCCAGCTTATTTGAAGCATGAGATAAAATCTTATCCACCACACCCGGATGAACCTAGAATCACAGTTTCTTTCAATATTACAGTCACTGAATATGCGGGGTTAGATGACGACGATGATTAAAGTTTTCGACAATTTTCTATCAGAAGCAGAGCAAAAAGGTGTCCTTGATTATTGTGAAAACAAGGCAAAATATGGATATGGTGAATCTGATGATGGGTCAACTCCTCCATGTGGTGTAACTCATGACATTCATAAAAATAGTAAACTCTTTAAGTTCTTAGAGGAAAAGATAAAACCACTAGCTCCTGAGGGAGTTCCTCTATACAGAATGTATATTAACTGTTTTGCACCTGGGGAGGTTCCTTATTTCCACACAGATGGTGATGATGGTATAACTTTTCTATATTATCCTCAATTTGGTTGGAAACCAAATGATGGTGGAGAGACACAATTATTCGTCAATGGGAATATTCAAGGTATAGTTCCCATTTCAAACAGGTTGATGGCTTTTGATGCTTCAATCCTACACAGAGCAACATCTTTTAGAGATCGATGGAGATTCACCGTTGCTATTAAGTTTGAAGATGGTTGCGATGATGACGACGATTGTGACTAAATTTCTTAGAATATGGAAGTATGCCATCGGAAGCTTCAGTGATGATAAGACAGAACCTTATGATAATTACGTTGCTGGCATACGCACCACTATATTTGTTAGTTACATGATAACTAATGTTTTTATTGTATCTGGAGTAATTCGACACTGGAATGATGTACCAAGTGAAGTATCTAAAACCCAAGAAAAAGGGTTATGCACAACATACAGCAACCTTCCTTGAAATTGATGATGCTATTTTCTGGGAAACTATCAAGAAAAAGGAGGGATGCAAAGACTTTCAAATTTTAGTTAAGTAAGCCGGCCCTTTAAATTGTTTCACTAATGTAATAACAAATCAAATGGATCACTACCTCACTGAGCAACAAGTTGAAGAATTAGTCAATTTTGATCATGTTTATGAGGATCTTACAGATCTAATTGAGGATGAACAAAAATTTGACATGAATGAGTACCTCAAATCCAACATTGATTATTGATATGAAATCATCTGAAATCCTGTACCAGCTTCGAGAATTGCGTGACACCTGGCGCAAGCAATCGTTTTCTTTCAGTAATGAACAACAAAAACGATACAATCAACTCAAAGACCTGAGAGCTGAAAGAATTAAATTCATGTATGAGAATAACATGGTTTATAAATCTGGAGCATCTAAATAAAAAGAGGTAAGTTTTTTCTCAGATGAAAACCTTTTCACAATTCCAAAGTGATTTGATGGAAGTTTATGATCCTGAAGTACAAGGAAGAAGCCAGATTAAGAAATCTGGCGAAGGCGGAAGGGTTGGAGCTGATCGTAGAAAGACTGAACCAGAAAAACGTAGGATGAAAGCTGTTGGCGGCGGGAAAATGGTTCCTGCTGCAAAATACAAAGACAGAAAAGATATTGGTCAACAGCGCCAAAGATCTGAGAGAGAACAACAACCAACACAAGATAGAGGTTCTGCTAGAGAGAAACAATTAGCAGCAGCAAAAGCTGAAAGAAAGAGAGCAGCACAAGCAAGAGCAGCAGCGAATAAGTCTGATGGTTCAAAAACAACAACTAAGACAACATCTAAGGATGCTGAGAAACAAGCAACTAAATTGCTTACTAAAAAGTCAGCAAAGAAACCAGTAAGCCCTAACTACAAACCACAACCAGCATCTGGAAAAAGTAGAGAAGAAAGAAGACAAATTCGTAGACAAGGTGAGAAACTCCGTCGTCATTTAGTGAAAGGAATTAACAAACCTGCAAAGGAGTATGAACCCAGATAGAGGCCGGCCCTCTAAAGCGTTGCCATAGTGTAAGCGCCACCAGCGCCCTTTACAATCGCTTGTAAGGGTGCTATTATATTATTCAGGTATCAAACCACCCACTGTGACTATTACCCTTCGGCCTCATCAAGATCGCATCATCAACCGCATGCGTGATTATGATAAGGGCCAGATCATTGTTCCCACTGGTGGTGGTAAAACACTCACCATGATTGTTGATACTCAGCGTCGTCATGATGTTGTCAACAATGGCACCACCACAGTTGTTGTTGCTCCGCGTATTCTTTTGGCAGAGCAACTGTGCTCTGAGTTTCTTGAGGTTGTTGACACTGCCAACACTCACATTATGCACGTTCATAGTGGTGAGACTCAGCATTTTAGCACCACTAAAGCAGATCAGATCCACATTTTTGCTAGTGTTGCAAGAACTGCCGGTGAGAATGTTATCATCTTCACCTCTTATCATTCTCTCCATCGTGTTATGGAAGCAGATATTGAGGTAAATACTATCTACTTTGACGAGGCACATAACAGCGTTCAGCGTAACTTTTTTCCTGCGACTGAGTATTTTGCTAATGAAGCAAATCGTTGTTATTTTTACACGGCCACGCCGAAACATTCTCTTGCTGCCACTAAACCAGGCATGAATTGGAGTGTTTATGGTCAGGTTCTGTGCAATGTACCTGCTCCTGAGTTGGTTGAGCAGGGTTACATTCTTCCTCCCAAAGTTGTAGTCAAGCAACTGCCTATGATCAAAGGTCGTAAGGTCGTATTTGCTGATGATTGTGACAACCTGATTGAAACTATTGATGACAACAAAATCGACAAGACTTTGATTTGTGCTCGTACAACAAAACAGATCATCAACCTTTTGACTCACTCTGAGTTCTGCAATGAGTTGCGGGAGCGTGGTTATTCTTGGATGACGATCACATCGAAGACCGGTGCAATCATTGATGGTAAGAAGGTTGATCGTGAAAAGTTCTTTGACACGCTGAATGCTTGGGGCAAAGATCCTGACAAAAAGTTTGTTGTTATCCATCACAGTATTCTCAGTGAGGGTATCAACGTGAGTGGTCTTGAGGCTGTTATCTTCATGCGTAACATGGATTACATTGGTATCAGTCAGTCGATTGGTCGTGTGATTAGATTGGGCGACAAGTCTAAGACCTTTGGTTTAGTTTGTATTCCAACTTATGACAATGTAGGTATTGGCACTGCCAAGAAAGTTCAGG